CTTTTTCATCAATAATTATACCAAAATCTTTTCTAAAAGCATCAGAAGTACCATTCGGATTCTTTTCTAACCATTTATTTAGATTTTGTATATACTCTTTTCTTATAGCTTCTGGAGATGTATTACCTTGAGTTGATCTAAATAAATTATATCTAGTAACCCAATTAGGGGCTTTAACATCTTCAATTTTACCGACATAAAGACTATCTTTATACCGTTTGTCTCCTAGTCCCATTACTTCCTTTTTGCACCTCCTCTACGACGGTTAATCTTCAAGGATTCACACCGCCATTTACCTTTCCGTTTAGAGACATCTTCGTTTTTCTTACACTTAAGTTTTGCACGAAGTTTAGCATGTTTTCTTTTATACTTTTTAGAATGGGCATACTTACCATTACATCCGCTGCTATTATCGCAACTATGTTTTAATCTAGAACGTCTATTCTTAGCATAAAACTTAGCGGTTTTTGATTTGGCCATACATCCTCCGTTTAACTAATTCAGGGTCTACTGTAGGCATAATACTTGCAAGTTTATCTAGAGGACTGCCATCATAAGCAACTCCACTTATGTCATTTGTTTTTAACCAATCACAAGCTGCTTTTAAGTCTTGTGTAGTAGCCTCGCCACTCTTAACCCTTTTAAGGAATTCAGTAGTAACGAGGTTATGTAGTTCATTAAATTGTTCTTCTGTGGCTTTAGCCATTTAACTAAATAGTTTTTCTTTTACAATTTCTAAAGCTTGGTCATCAAGTTTGTTATCAGTACGTTTTACATAAGCTGTAAGTAGATCAACTACTAGTTGCTTCACAGAGTCTGACTTCAAGAAGGCGAATAGGATGGGCTTGATTAATAAGATCATGATTCTTTAGTGGTAGTAGTTTTCTTTGTTTTTGTTTTTTTAGCTTCTAGTTCTTTACGACGAGCGTCTCTTTGAAAACTAGGGGTATTTGCTAAAATTAATTCATCAGCTGCTGATAATTTACTCATTTTCTTAGGGGGTTTAGAATAATCCGAACTTTTTCTTTTTAACAGGTTCGGGTGGGGGTTCTTTTTGAATTAAAGATGAGATAGGAATTATATCATGGCACATATGAACTAAAGGAGAACCAGGTCTAATAGTAAACCCTTTCTGCATAAGTTCTGCACATTTAAGTGCTCGTACCAATTCATAATCTAATCTCATTTTTTCTTCTTGTCGTGCAGCGATTTGTTTACATCGTCTTACACTTTCTCTATCAAGGGGAACCATGAAGTTAATCTGTGCTCCCCAATTTTCTCCCATTGTATAACTGGAAGGTTCCATTCTACCGTAGTCTCCAGGTTCCCATGGTTTCGTATGATTACCCATGTAGAACGGAGAGAAGGTCATTGTAGAACCATTACAGCTAATATTGGGTCCAAAATACTGTCTACTAGCAGCTCCATTATTCTGGAATTGCACCGCTTGATTGGTGACATTTCCAGTAGCTGCTGCAACAGGGTTTGATGTATTGTTTGTTTCTCCTTCAGCTAAAACGGGATTCCCTATTGAGAGAAGACCGATAAGGATGTAGTAGTAGCGTTTGTTGTGATGTTTCTTGTTACATCGATTTGCTCTATTACTCCGGCTGCTCTTGTCACTGTTTCTAGTTGAAATGCCGATCCAGCTGTATCTATATCGAATACTGTATCTGCTCCAGCTATACCTGCAGAAGTGGCGGAAGTTGCTGTAACATTGCTGCCAGTCCAACTGTTTAATGCTCCACCATAGACTTGAGTTTGGATAGTTTCTGTGACTGTCTGAGTCGTAGTCGTAGTGCTGTTCATTGACCCCTGAGTAAATTGAGGGGTTATTGTGTTTGCTCTTGCGGCTGCGGGTGATAACAGTGCTAAGAGAAGAATCCATTTTTTCATTCTTCCTTCTTTTTAGTTGCCATAGGGCAGTTTGTTGGACCTTTATCTTTTGAATTACCAGTAGACAAGCCAAAGGTCGCAAGTGCTCCTGTAAAGACGCTAGCAACAAAGGTTATATCTGAGTTACCAGCTTTCTTTATCATTGGTAATTCTACGTAGTTCATAGTAATTATGAACCCGCTCCAAACAACAACTCCTAAACGAACGAAAGTTCCGAGGATTTGGATTTGGTGTTCTTGGTCCTCAGCAGCATCTTTTAGCTTTCCGAGGAGCCCTTTTTTTTCTTCCGTTTTTCCTTCCATTTATCAATTTTACCTTGGATAAATTTCTGTAATTTCTTCTTTATTTGTTCGAAGAAGGGTTGAGCTAAAGTTGTAGCTGCTACTGCAGTTACTGCTGCATATGTAGCTGCTGCTACCACTTCAGTTGTTGGTAAAGGTACTTCTATATTAACAACAGGTATATCTATCTTAGGTATTTCAGGTACAGGAGGGGGCGGAGCAGTCTCTTTTTCTGTATTCTCTTCTTCTGCTGTACCTTGAGGTCTCTCTAAATCGCTAGGAGGCACCACCAAGACCTTGTAAGAGGGTATTTCCGCTGTAGGTATACTAAGAGTCGGAGTCCTCAAATCAGGGGCATCAGGGAGGCTTATATAAGGTAGTACAGGTGGTGTTCCTAAATCAGGTGGCATTAAGGTTTGGGGTTATCTGATTTTACTTTAGCAATAGCTTCTTTCCATTTAGTGGTACCATTAACTTGGTCCCAATATTGAAGATCAAATTGTTCTTGAAGTGATGGATAAGCTGCTGCTCTATCTAGTTTATATTTAATTGCAGCTATTTCTGTATTTAGAGTAGCTCTAGCTGCATCTATTTTAGATTGTTCAAGGGTAACTTTCTTACGACTTGAATCATAAGCTTCTTTTAATAAATGATTATCAATACTGACAACATTAGGATAAGCTTTTTTTATGGCTTCATAATCTAATGACATTAGGGTTTCGAATGTTTATCTTTTATTTTTAATTGGCTCATAATAATTTAAATCCTTGAAATCTTGCATAACCTGCTACGACACTATTAGATTCTCCTGAGTCTCCATCTTTGAAATAAACTTCTAGATAGTCACTTTCAGCTAAATCATGTAGACCAGCGTAGTTGAATGTTAATAAATTACCTCCATCTCCTGTATCTTCATGCCTTATTGTTGTGTTAAGGATACTTCCATTCTTATATAAGGCAGCATAGTGGACTTCATTATCTTCAGCACCACTCCACCTAAGATGGAACATAACCATATACTTGCCAGCTTTACCTGATGGAACAGTAAATTTATTACTAGCAAAAGCACTGTCTGTATCAAATTCTTCAGAATCAAAAGGTATTTTTACATAAGTTCCATCTGTAGTACCAAAGTTAGAGCTAAGTCCTACCGACCATGCTGGTGTATTTGTTCCACCAGCTTCAGCCCAAGTCAACCCACCTGTATTACCAGATTGAGCTGATAAGAAATATCCATTAGTTGGTGAATTAGATACTTTTAAATTAGCCTCATCAACTACATCATCTGCAATGACTTGTGCTCCATCAGCGGTAGATGTAACTTCACCACTATGGTTAGGGTGCGTATAGTTATTACTTGCTGGTAAGGCTTCAAAAGCTGGAGGAGAACCTGCGCCAGTAGAAGTCAGAACCTGTCCATCAGTACCCGGCCCTACTGCAACTGGATTAC